CTCGTTGTTCGCATCCAGCATCAGCTCGCCGTTCTCGTCCTTCCTGAAGGAAGGCACCAGGCCGGCGGCGTAGCGGACTTTGAACGCGCCGTAATCACTGGTCACATTGGTGGAGAACGTCGCCTGGTTCAGGCGGTCCTGTAGCGGAATGGCGGGCTTGACGACGCCGCGGGTGCGGCCTTCATCATCGAGGAAGCAGGTATAGCGGATCACCGGGCACTTGCCCAGGCCGTGCTTGAACGGCTTGCCCTTGACGACGAACTTCCCGTCCACGCTGTAGACCATCTCCCAGCGGTAGACGTCGTCCCAGAGGACGGCGAGGCCGGGGATCTTCTCATCGCGCGGGTAGCTCTTGATCGTCAGCACGTGGGACGGGCGGATGTCGTTGACCGGGTCGCGGAAGTACGCCACAGTGTGGCGGGTGGAGAGGATGTCGAAGGTGATGTTCTTCGGGTCGATGTTGTTCACCGCCACGAAGGCGTGGCCGTAGGTCAGCACCGAGCGGTAGACGACCGCCTGTCTGGCATCCATGCGATTTTTCTGCCACAGGACCCACTCGGTGTTCGAGTTTTCCGCGGAGTCCTGGGGCTTGCGCTCCAGCTTCCCGGCCGCCCGCCGGCGGTAGTCGTCCACGAATGACATCTGCGATGGCAAATTGACGAGCAGGGGAATCCAATTTGCAATGCTCCTCCGCTGCAGGTCCTTGATCTGGGCGGTGGCGTTGCGGGGGGCGTACGGCAGGAGCTGGCGGCCCTCAAAGTAGTCGTGGCACAGGTCGTACTCGGCGCGGTCGTGGCTGAGAGTGAGGAACATGTCCTCGACCAGCTTCAGATCGAAGTTGCCGGCCTTCACGTCCGGGTTGGCATAGATCTGGTCCCGCTGCCCCCGGGAAAATTCGTCGAAGGTCGGCAATGGTTCTCCTAAGAGGGGTGGCGTGGTACTGGTGTGGTACCAAACCAGTACTAGAAGGTAATCAGCCGGCGGTTGTACTCCTTGGGGAGTTTCTTGCCGGACTCAGCGAGGGTGGTCAGTGCCATGTAGGCCAGGAAGCCGGCGGCGAACCCGTCAATTTTGCGCGGGCTCTCCGACGATGATTTTCCAAACCAGAGGCCATAGGAATTAGTGCGCCTTTTGACATTCAAAACGTGCATTCGCATCAGCCGGTGGCCGTTTTGCTTTACGCGGCCGTCGAGGATCGAGCCGACAAAGGCCTCGGTTGTCTGGGAAATTCGGGCCTTGTTGCCGCGCATATCGAAGCCCACGGTGGAGCGGGGGCTTGCCTTGACCAGCAGCCGCTCACGGTACAAATCGGACCAGGTGTCGACCTGGCTCTCCCAATAGGCCGTGTCGGCAAAGAAGGCATGAACTTTGTACATCTGGAATGCGAGGTGGACTTCCGACTCGACCTCGGGAATTGGCACTTCCCATTTCCGGGAAGGGTCCGGGTTCTGCCAGATTCCCAGCGGGACAATGAGATTATCCGAAATGCGGATTGCGACCAGGGCGGTCGCATCATCAGTTTTCGACCCGTCGAATCCCATGACAATAGCATCGCCCTTTTTCAGGTCACGCTTATCGCCGTAGCAGCCGGGCTGGAGAATGCGGTCCCACTGGGCCACGGTAATGAGGGAATCTCCAGAAGAAACAATCTGGTTAAACCACATGCGCCTTTTGGAAGCTGTGGTCTTGGACCCATCCTGGATCTCAGAAACGATGTCCTCGACATCGAGCCAGTGGGCGTCCCCCCGGATCGTGGAGACGACATGGGTAGCCCACTCCTCGGTAAGTGGGGCATCCGGGTGGGCTTCGAGCGAGTCATACAGCCAACCTGACGGCTTGGCAAGGCCGGCCCACACCTTTTCCTGCTCCTCGCGGATGGTCTGCGCGACGGATTCCTCACCAGGCTCGTAGGCGTTAGTGATGCACAGGAGCCGACCTTTGACCTTGGTAAGGTTGTTGGTAATAACGTTCATGAATTGCGGGCCGCGTTGGCCCGGCGTCCAGTGGTGGGTCTCATTAGCAATGCAGAATGTGACTCAGATAATCGGCCGCCTTCGGCGGAACGGAAGTTGGCACTCATCGTGCGCAGCTTCTGCTTACCGCCATTGGCGTAAATTACCTCCTTCTGGACATCCATATTGAAGGCCTGGCGTGTGCGCGTGGGAATCAACCCGGGGAACACGTCGCGGGTGTTTTCCGTCTGGGATTCCGAGACTGCAGTGACCTGGACATAAGCGTCCGGGTGGGGCTTCCCGACCGGATTGCCATTGGCATCCCAATGCGAAAACTGGCTGGGGCCGATCAATTCAACAATTGACAGGACGGCCGCAAGCGGGTCTTTTCCCCAGCCCTTCATGCGCTGCAAAACGGCTTTCCTGTATTTGAATTTTCCGCGGTGGTCGAGTGCGTAAAACCACAGGATAAATCGGGCCTGTTCGGGCGTTGCCATCCAGGGCCGGTCGTCGGAGAAGGTCAGCCATTCGGCGACCCATCCAAGGATCTCCCAGCCGAGAGTCTTCTCGGGCAGCAGCCATTTCCCCGCCTCATCCTTCTGCCACGTGGGGCCGATGAAGGAGGGCGGGAAGTACTTGAGAGCATTCTCAGCCGTGGGCTCGATCTGCTCGATTTCTTCAGGCGTAAGTGAAGCGTCGGCCACCTGGGCCCACCCTTTCAGCGGGCAGGGTCAGGCCTCCTGGACCCCCAGCTGCTCGCGGTATGTGTCAATGGCCGTTACGGAAGCGGAGGTCTCAAGTTCCTTGGGGGACTCAAGCTCGATCCGCATGCGCCGGCGTTCACCCTCGGTGACTCCGAGGGAGGTCATGCCCTGCAGGATGGTGGCCAGCATCATCGCGGAGGGGCGTTTGTAATACTCGGTCAGGGCGTCACAGAGGACTCTGGCCATTTCGTAGTCGGAGAGTTCGTAGTACTCGCGCATCCCGGAGCGGGATAGTGAGCGGTACCACTGCTTGGCCCGGGGATGCCAGGCGCTGTCGACGGGCGGCACCCGGTACGGGACACGCTCGCCCTTGCTCAGGGAGACGCCGCCTTCGTTCTCAGGCTTGTTGCGTCTCGTCCGTTCATCGCTGCGCTTGGGAATGGGTCCAGGCATTTAGAAACCTCGGTGTGTGGGTGGTTGGGGAGGGCCGTCAATGACCCCGGGCTGTTTCTCCTCGGGGAGGCGGAGGAGCTTCCTGCGCTCCGCCTGCACGGCATTGGCCTCGCTGCTGGTCTTCGCTAAGTGGTGCTTGGAGCACAGCCCCTGGAGGTTGGACAGCTCGTGCAGGTCTCCCCGCAGGATGTGGTCGACGTCGGTAGCAGCGGCGAGGCAGCGGAATCCGTTCTCGATCCATTCGCAACGATGTCCGCACCGACGCAGCACAACCGCCCGCAGGCGGTCCCAGTCAGCGGGCAGTCGAGCTTTGCGCGTGGACCCGCTCCAGGCGGACCGGCGGTCACTCCGCCACCCGGACAATGCTGGCCAGCTCCTCGATCAGGTCAGGCCGGAAGCCGGCCCACGTGCGGCCGTTGTTGCCCAGCACGACGATGGGGGCCTGCATCAGGCCGTCGTCCTTGAACTTCTGCAGCTGCTCCGGCGTGCTGGTCTCCAGGTCCGCCTCTTCAAAGTCGATGCCCTTGCGGTCCAGGAACTTCTTGGTCATGGTGCACTGGCTGCATTCGGACTTGGTCCAGACGGTGACTTTCAACGGGGCCCTTCGGGGTGAATGTAGGTGAATCTTGTGAACCTTGTGAGTTTCACTTGATGTGGATGAGCCCGCAGGGGACGAGGGGTTCCTCGGGGGCGTCGATCACCTTGACGGCGATCTCCCACCAGCCCGCGGTGAGGGTGTCGGTGTAGAAGCCGATCCTGCCGCCGAGCGTAAGGACCGGCCGCAGGGTCCCGGCGTCGAGGGGCTGGCCCTTGCGCACCGCGACGTACTGGACGCCGGCGGTCACCGGGGTGCTGACCCCGTCGACCGTCTTGGTGACGGTCAGGGCCTGGAACTCTTTGGAGGTGGAAAGGTAGGTGTTAGTCACGGCGGTCCTTCAAGGTTGGCCTGCCAGCGGGGGGCTTCGAGAGCCCCGCTCCAGCGTGGCGGGGCCAGGGCTGCGGAGATCGTGATGTCCTTCGGGGGGAGCACCTGCCAGGCCAGGTCGCCGTCGCCCGACAGGACCATGGAGACCAGGACGGTGCCCTTGGCCGTCAGCACGCCGTCGCCGGAGAGAACTCCGGCCGCGGTCATCCCGGGGATGGTGGAGGCCTGCAGCGTCCCGCTGCCGGCAAGGTCGACGGCCGAGGCCAGGGCGGGCACGGCGGCCGTGGCCAGGGTGCCGGACCCGGACAGTGCCAGGACGGCGCGGGTGCCTGCCGCGGTGACCGTTCCGGCCAGCGAGCCGGAACCGGCCAGCTGGATCTGGGCCGGGTAGCCGGGGGTCGCCGTGGCCGCGAGGGTGCCGCTGCCCGACAGGGAGGCAGCCGCCGCCACGGCGGGCTTGGCGGACACGCCCAGGGAGCCTGCCCCGGACAGCGGCAGGGATGCCGGGACGGCCGGTGCCGCCGCGGCCTCCAGGGAGCCCGAGCCCGAGAGCGTGAGCGCCCGGAAGGCGGCGGACGTTGCGGTGGCGGTCAGGGTGCCGGAGCCCGAAAGCTGGACGTCCGAACTGAAGCCGGCCACGCGCGCGGAGGCCAGCGTTCCGGCGCCTGCCAGGGCGGCCGGTGCGAGGGTCCGCAGGACGACGAACATGCCGGCACCCGAGGCGTTGGCCCCGACGGCTGTTGCCGTGTAGCTGGGTGTGCCCGTGCCCGCCGCGGTGACCGGGCCGTCGCGGTGGATGTAGAAGAGGGTATTGGTGCCGGACCGCCCGCTGGTG